CTTATATGCGTCTATGTTGGAGATGGAACATGAAGAGTACGACGACGGAGGGGAGGTGATCCATAAATCTCCGGTGTACGAGCTTTTCGAAAGAAAGGTAGAGGACAGCGGTGACGGCACCGGGACTTTCCTGTGGCCTCGTCAGCAAAGAGGTGATGGGAAATGGTTCGGGTTCGATAGGAACATCTTGGCTAAGAAGCGGGCGAAGTACATCGACCGTACTCAGTTCAGAGCCCAGTACTATAACGACCCGAACGACCCCGGTGAGATGAATATTGGACGAGATAAGTTCCAGTACTATTCTCCTAAACATTTAACAAACGATCAAGGAAGTTGGTTCATCAATGGAAAGAAACTTAATCTCTTTGCGTCAGTCGATTTCGCAACGTCTACAACAACTCGGGCAGACTATACGGCAATTGTCGTCATTGGTGTTGATCGAGAAAACACAGTCTACGTACTCGATATTGATCGATTTAAGACCGATAGGATTTCAGAGTACTATAAACATATCCTCGAGCTCCATGTCAAATGGGGCTTCAGAAAGCTCGGGGCAGAAGTCACGGCCTTCCAGAAAACCATCGTAAATGATCTCAAAGATAACTATTTCAGGCCCAACGGGCTCTACATCAGTGTCGTGGAGCTACGGCCCACAAAGCATCAAGGTTCTAAAGAAGAGCGAATGTCCGCTATTCTTGAACCCCGGTACGATAATCTTGGGGTCTGGCACTACAAAGGCGGGTATTGTCAAACCTTGGAAGACGAATTGATTTCTAAACATCCGCCACATGATGACTGTAAAGATGCGTTGGCAGCGGCTATCAGCATTGCAGTACCCCCGATGGGTATTGTGGGACGAGACAAGTTTAGTCAAAGTAGCAATATTCTAGTACATCCCAGATTTGGGGGAGTAGCATCATGATCGAAGACGAAGGTGATTTCTTGATAGTAGAAGATATTAGTGAGGATGATGACGACATTGGAGAACCAGTGTTTGTTATTAACCAGCACGACAACGGTGATGTTTCATTTGCTACTCAGCTACGTGGTCCAAAGGAAGCCTTGTGGTTAATCAAGCAAATTGAGTTTAAGCTTTTGGAGGATTGCATTGGCAAATGCCCTAGAGATTGAAGACGTAATTGGTACACCGGATAACCTAGCGACTATTATTGCTGGACAGTATCAGGAGTGGACCAACTTCCGTTCTTTGTGGTTAGACACCATCAAAGAGATTCGGGAGTATGTCTTTGCTACAGACACGACTCAGACTACGAATGCAAGTCTACCTTGGAAAAACAAGGTACACATCCCTAAGCTGTGCCAAATCAGGGACAACCTCCATGCTAATTACATGTCAGCTTTGTTTCCTAATGAGTACGCCATCCAGTGGGAAGGTGATGATGATGACGCAGAAGAGAAGTCCAAGCGTCAGTTGATCGAACAGTACATGCAGAACAAGATGCGTCAGTCCAAGTTTCGGACGGAAGTATCCAAACTCGTGTACGATTTTATTGATTTCGGCAATGTCTTCGCAATGCCTCAGTTTGTAGCTGAGTACAAAGAAGACCCACGTACTGGGGAGAGGTTTCCTGTCTTTGTTGGCCCTAAAGTTCAGCGTATCAGTCCTCTCGATATTGTATTCGATCCTACTGCGGCTACTTTTGAGTCGGCACCGAAAATCATTAGGACAGTAAAGAATATTGGCTCTTTCCTCAGCGAGATTGAGTCGAAGCCGGAGCTTAAGTATCTAGAGGAAGGTATCCTTAAGATGCGTGAGTGCCGGCAAAAGATGTCTGGTTATTCTGAAGGCGACTTCCAAAAGAATGATGCTTTTATTATGGACGGGTTCACAAGTTGGTGGAATTACTTCTCGTCCAGTTATGTAGAAGTGTTGGATTTTTATGGAGACCTTTATGATGCAGAAACCGGTGAACTTAAAAGGAGTCATCTTGTTTCAGTCGTTGACCGGATGTGGGTTGTTCGAGACCACGCTGATGAATCATGGCTTGGTTCTCCGCCAATCCGACACTGTGGATGGCGACCCCGACAAGACAATCTGTACGCGATGGGTCCCCTCGAAAATCTAATTGGTATGCAGTACAGGATTGACCATCTTGAGAACGCCAAGTCTGACGCTTTCGATTTGATCGTACATCCTGTAATGAAGATCAAGGGCTTCGTTGAACCATTTAGCTACGGTCCCGGTGCTGAGATTTACGTAGGTGACGAAGGTGACGTAGCCTTTATGGCCCCTGATGTGACTATGCTTCAGGCGGATACACAGGTGGCTATTTATGAAGCCAAGATGGAAGAGATGGCGGGTGCGCCTAAACAGGCTATGGGTTTCCGCACTCCGGGTGAAAAGACCGCATACGAAATCCAAGTCCTTGAGAACGGGGCCAATCGAATCTTCCTTAATAAAACCTCTTATTTTGAGGAGGTATTCCTTGAGCCTCTTTTGAATGACATGCTTGAACTAGCAAGAAGGAATTTCAATGAAGAAGATACTATACGTGTCCTTGACGATTCTGGGGCCGTTCTTTTTAAGAAAATTAGAAAGGACGATCTCTCGGCGTCTGGAAAAATACGTCCAGTCGGAGCTAGACACTTTGCCCAGAATGCTCAGATGATTCAAAACCTCACCTCTTTCTACTCGTCTGCAATCGGACAGGACCCTGCGGTTCTAGTTCACTTATCAGGTAAGAAGATTGCTGAAATCTCTGAACACCTGTTGGGTATTGAGAGATTCAGTATTTACGGTGAGAACGTACGACTAATGGAGCAGGTAGAAACTCAGAAGATGATGGACACCGCTAAGACTATTATGGCACAGGAGCAAGACGCTGTAGACCCTGAGGGCGTATACGCGCCTGATCCTGAGGCTAAACCCCAACCCTCAACTCTAGATCAGAACGTAGGATAAGAAATGACTGGTATTCGTAAACGATCAACTGATCCTCGTGCAGATCAGTCTCGTATGGCACACGATAAGCTTACTTGGAAGTCTGAACGAGAAATAGAAGACAGAGTTCAGGCTGCTAAACGTGAGAAAGGTAATGCCGCTCTCCGCAGACAAGAGAACTTGGATCGACTTGTAATGCAGCGTGGGGCTGCTGATAAGAAGTGGGGAAAGCGTGCCCGCTAAGTACCCCGGACAGTGGACAGCAGGTTTAAGTCCACGAGATAAAGAAATTCTTGAAGAAATATTGCAGCATAACAATAAAGTACTTGACAGAGTACGAGAAATATGTTATAATATGTGTAAAGAGTCTGAGGAGAGTGTATTAAAGCTCTCTGCTTATGACTCGCCTAACTGGGCCTTTCGACAAGCAGACTCAGTTGGATTCCGCAGGGGGCTAGAACAGATCATTAAGCTCTGTACTCCTGCAAAAGAGCGTGACCCCGCTTAACCCCTGTATAAAAGGACCATGACCAATGGTTGAAGAGAGCGATATTTTTAAAGCTGCCTCGCAGACCAACGACGGTAGCGGCCAATCGTTTCTAGATAAGTACGTTGGCGAAGGTAAGAAGTACAAGGATGTTGAAGAGCTTGCAAAAGCCTACGACAACGCGAATACCTTCATCCCTACGTTGAAGTCTGATCTTGATTCGATGAAGGACTTTATGACCGCCCAGTTTGGCGAACTGGCTAAGAACGCGAACAGAAATCCCTCCGAGCCTCCGGCAAATTCAAACGGTGATGGTGGGGAGCCAGCTAACCCAGCTCCTGCATCTCCTCCTAAGAATGGTGATGGCGAAGAAGTCGATCTGAATGAGCGTATTCGACAAGCTTTGGAAGAGCGTGATACTGAAAAGCGTCTGCAAAAGAATGCTCAGATCACTGAAGAAGCAATGATTAAGCACTTCGGTACTAAAGAGGCGGCTGTTGAAGCCGTACGTACTAAAGCGCAAGAGATGGGTGTTGGGCCAGATTGGCTTGCTAACTCAGCTTTTAATAGTCCTGCTGCTTTCTTTAAGATCATGGATATTTCTACAGAAGCTCCTAAGTCTAACAATACTCCGGGTTCGTCGTCTGATGTAAACCCGCAAAGGTTGAGTGATTTTAGTCCGAGTGTTAAGCCCGGCACTTATGCTCACTACGACTCCTTGCGGAAAACAGACCCCAAGAAGTATTGGAATCCTGAGACTCAAGCTCAAATGATGAAGGATGCAATGCGGTTGGGGAACGATTTCTATAAACGCTAAAATCCCAACTAGGAGTTTAATTTAATGCCCGGTATGAACACCCTTAATATGGGTCTGCTCATCCGCTCGGAGATTTGGTCTAACCAGCTTAAGGACACGCTCGTTGACGAGCTGGCCGCACAGCAGTACGTAGACTGGATCGCTTTCCCCGAAGGTGAGACGATGACCATCCCGAGCGTCGGTGATATGGACGTT